TCTTGATTGGTAGAGGTGTTATTAAGAAAAAGATGGGTGGTATTGCTCGTGGTGGAGGAGCCGCTATTCAAGGAACTGGATTTAAAGGGGTTTATTAGTGGAAACCAATTTTTCTGGTTATTCTCAATATTCAGAACCTGGGTTTGATCCTTCGGTCTCTTCTTCAGCTACTATGGGACTTTCTGATGAGGCTATGGCTTCCATAGGAAGTGATGAAAATCAAGATCAAAGTTTTTTTGGTGGGTCAGATACTCCTAACGTAATGGACTTTGGTCGTGGACCTGTATCAAATATTTCAAACGCTGCTAACTTTGACCCTAACTTCGCTGCTTTAGGTATGATCGGTAGAGGCTTAACCCCTGGTTTTGACTTGCGTAATCAAATATCATTTGATGTTCCAAGCCAAATGTTACCACAACTTGAAGGATCAAGAGGTCCACTTGCACCTAAATTTTATTCTCCAGTGGAAAGAACTCTGGTAGAAATGGAACCAGTTGGCATTATGTCTATAATTGGTAAAGGACTTCAAAGTATAATGGACACTGCTAAGAGTAGTTTTAATGATGCAAAAAGTGCCCTTGGTTTTAAAGGTGATGCAGCAGGTGGTCTCAAAGACGAAGATTTTACTGGATTGATGGGAACTAGAGACGATCAACAAATATCAGATATGTCACAAATAGGTGCTCAGATGAATGTAACAGATCCAGTTGTTTCTGCACCAGCGTCTGTAAACATGGCATCAGTTCCTCAAGTAAGTTCTGTGTTTGACCAGTTTGGAAATGCTTACCGTTCTGGTTTTGATAGAAACATGGCAGAGATGGCTCAACAAAGTTTGTCTGGTGGTATAGCTAGTGTGGCTCCAAGTCGAGCAACAGAAGTAACACAGGCAATGACAAATACATTTAACACAACATACGGTGACTTACCAACTAGCTTACCTGGAGTTACAAATCCAAACATGGCACTTGCTTTACAAATTCGAGAAAGAAGACCAGATTTGACTCTCGGTCAAGCCATGAACATGGCAACAATGGAATTAGCGAAGAGAAAAAGGTTAGGTGTTAATTAGTGAAAGTAACCGATTTCTTATATAAATATCAAAAATCCTTGAACGATAGGATAAATGAGATTAGTATTGCATTGACTAGTGGTAACGCCTCTGATATGGCTAGTTATAAGGCGATGGTAGGAGAAATACAGGGTCTATCCTACGCATTAGAACAAGTAAGAACCCTGCTGGAGAAAACAGACAATGACATTGATAGTGCCTGAATATGTTCTTAGACAAAGAGAAGCTAAGAAAAAAGCAGACGAAGCAACAAAAGAATTATCCTTAAAAGACAGAGTACCAAAACCCACTGGGTGGCGAATATTAGTCATGCCATACATGGGTAAAGAAAAAACCGAAGGTGGTATTCATGTCCCAGATTCCGTAAGAGAAAAAGAAGCAAGAGCCACAGTCGTGGCTTATGTTATTAAGATGGGACCTCTTGCTTATAAGGATGTAGACAAATTTGGAACTGACGGTGATTGGTGTAAAGAAGGCGATTGGGTGTGCATAGGTCGCTACGCTGGATCACGGTTTCAGATAGAGGGTGGTGAAGTTAGAATAATCAATGATGATGAAGTCATTGCAACCATTGTCAATCCCGATGACATAAAAACATACGGAGCCTAATGTATGCAAAACGCAAAACAAGAAGAACTTTTTGAAGAAGTGGAGGTAATAGATGACGCAGATAAAGAAGAAAAGGGGTCGCCCACCGAAAGTCAAGTTGTCGGAGATACCCAAACCACAACCGAAGATCAAGGTGTCGCTGATGACGAAGATCTATCGGAGTATTCAGAATCTGTTAAAAAGCGTATCTCTAAACTTACGAACCGTTTTAGGGAAGAAGAGCGACAGCGAAAAGCTGCAATCGATTATGCAGAATCTATCAAAAAACAGAACGAAGACCTCAAAGCGAGGTTAGATAAACTTGATAACAACTACGTTGGTGAGTTTGACACACGAGTAACTGCACAAGCAGAGGCTGCAAAAGAGGCATATAAAAAAGCATTAGAGTCTGGTGATGCAGATGCTTTGTACGATGCACAACAGAATATTTCTAGGATTGCCATGGAAGAGGCAAATCTAAAAAGATTAAAAGCAGATCGTGAAGAACAAGCAAAAAGACAAGAGGCAACACAAGCTCAACCTCAAGCTCAACCTCAAGCTCAACCAAAACCAGACCCCAGAGCCGAAAAATGGGCACAAGAAAATGAGTGGTTTGGGCAAGATCAAACCATGACTTATGCAGCTTTTGGCATACATAAAACATTAATTGAGCAAGAAGGGTTTGACCCAAACACCGAAGAGTATTACACTGAACTGGATAATAGAATTAGATCCGAGTTCTCACATAAGTTTTCGGACAATAAAAAGTCTAATGCTCCTAGAGTTGCATCTGCTGGTAATACAGCGTCAAGGTCAGGAGCAAAGAAGAGTAGGACAGTCAAGCTGACTCCATCGCAGATTGCGATAGCAAAAAGATTGGGTGTTCCTTTAGAAGAATATGCAAAGCATGTGAAGGAGTAAGAATATGGCTACTACAAACAGAATTTCACGAGAGACCACAAGTCGTGCAAATACCTCAAGGAGAAAACCTTGGCAACCTCCAGCAAAGTTGGATGCTCCCCCAGCTCCAGATGGATATGAACATAGATGGATCAGAACCGCCATTCGTGGTGAGGATGATAAATCAAATGTTTTTTCTAGAATGAGAGAAGGATGGGAACCAGTCAAAGCCGAAGAATACGGTGATGTGGCTGCAAAGTATCCAGTTATTGAAGAGGGTAAAAACAAAGGGATTATAGGTGTCGGTGGTTTAATGTTGGCACGAATACCCACAGAAACGGTGCAAGAGAGAACTGAATATTTTCGGGAGCAGACCCGCAATCAAATGACAGCCGTGGATGAAAACTTGATGAGGGAACAACATCCCTCAATGCCTATCCATAAACCAGATAGGCAAAGTCGTGTAACCTTCGGTAAAGGAAGTAAAATGAATACTTCTGGATCCGAGTAACTTTTAGAAGGAGCAATAAATGGCTAATGCAAATGTAGCTTTCGGATTTAAGCCTGTTGGAAAACATGGTTCAAGTCCAGCGACTCAAGGTACGAGTCAATACTTTATTGCTAGTGATGCTTCCGCGATCTTTCAAGGTTCACCAGTCAAAGCCGAGTTAACTGGCGGAACTATTCAGATCGGATCTGCAACTGGTAACGGAGACCAATTACTTGGTGTCTTTGCTGGATGTGAGTATGTGGATGCTTCCACTGGCAAGTTAAGGTTCAATAATACCTGGCCTGGTTCTGGGTCAGCTAATACTGACTTTGACATCAAAGGGTTTGTGTATGACGACCCATCACAGAGATTTATAATCGCTGCTGATGGTGGTAACACAAGCAGAGCAACTGCTAAAGTAGATATCTTCAAGACTGCTGACATAGTTGATGGAACAAGTGGTAGCACTACTACTGGCATTTCTTCTGCTAAGTTAGATATATCAACTGCTGAAGATACAGATACATCAAATTGTGTGATGATTTTAGGAATTCACGAAGATGTATCTAATGCAGATCACACTGCTGCTGGTGTTTCATACATAGTGAAAATCAACAACCATGCGTTAAACTCTTCGGATGTTGACGCTACTGCATCTTAAGGAGGGTCTAATATGGCTATTTCAAGAGCACAACTCGCCAAAGAGTTAGAGCCTGGCTTGAACGCTCTCTTTGGTATGGAGTATAATAGGTATGAAGGTCAACATGCAGAAATCTTTGACACAGAGGCTTCAGACAGAGCCTTTGAAGAAGAGGTCATGTTGAGTGGTTTCGGAGCAGCGCCTACTAAGCAAGAGGGTTCTGGTGTCACATTTGATGATGCAAACGAGGCTTACACTTCAAGGTATAACCATGAAACTGTCGCAATGGCGTTTTCAATAACAGAAGAAGCCGTAGAAGATAATCTCTACGATAAGCTATCTGCTCGTTATACGAGAGCACTTGCCAGATCCATGGCTCATACTAAGCAAGTGAAAGCAGCGAATGTATTAAATAATGCGTTTACAGCTGGAGCAACTGCTGGTGGTGATGGTAAGGCTCTATTAGCAACAGATCACCCATTAACAAATGGTGGAACTTTTGCTAACGAGCCTACAACTGCAGCAGATCTTAACGAGACATCTTTAGAAGATGCCTTAATTAAGATTGCAGGCTTCGTAGATGAAAGAGGATTAATTATCGCTCTAAGAGGTATGAAGTTAATCATCCCTAGACAATTACAATTTGTCGCAGAGAGGTTATTAAACTCCAATCTAAGACCTGGAACAGCAGATAATGATGCCAATGCTATAAGGAACATGGGAATGTTACCTCAAGGCTATGTCATCAATGATTATCTAACTGATACAGATGCGTTCTTCATTAAGACTGACGCACCTAATGGTCTTAAGCACTTCGAAAGGATGCCAATGGCAACTGCCATGGATCCAGATTTCGACACTGGAAATATGAGATACAAGGCAAGAGAAAGATATTCTTTTGGCTTCTCTGATCCTCGTGCAGTGTTTGGTTCACCTGGAGCGTAATAAAAAAATTACGTTTTATGAGGGCGACTGTTTGCAGTCGCCCTTTTTTTATGTATAATGAAAATAACCTTGACGAAGAATTAACTTCGACAATAGCCAAGACAAGGAGATTAACATGGCTAATACAACTTTTTCGGGTCCAGTCCGATCAGAAGGTGGTTTTACATCTATAAGTAAAAACGCTACAACTGGAGCAATTACCACACAATCTAGCATTAGTTCAGCAGGCGTATCATCTTTTGATGCCAATACAATGGCAACAGAAGCTGGTACTGGTATAACAACTGGAACTGGTACTATTTACAGAAGCTCTGTTCAAAGAGTTGGTGGTATAATCACAACAAGAATTTTAATTGACTTAACTGGTTTAAGATCAACTGGTTCAGGCGACATTATTGGTGTTAATGGTACATCATTAGTTTGTCACATTGGTCAAATAACTGCTGCTAGAAATGGTACAATCTTAACAGGTAGTATGGAATGTTTTGAAGCACCAGCAGGCGGTGATCCAGATATTAATGTGCACTCTGCAACAGAAGGAACTGGAGTAGAGGATGGTGCTATTGCTGACTTAACTGAAACATTGTTAGTTAATGCTGGTGATGCAACACTTGGAAGTAAAGTTTACTTTACTGCCGTCCCAGCCGCTGACGAGTTTTTATATCTAACAACTGGTGATGCAACAGATGCAGATTACACAGCAGGTAAGTTATTTATCGAGTTAATGGGTTACGAAGCATAGTTAGGAGAGTAATATGGCGAGTTTATCAGATGTACGAGCACTGACAATAAGCGATGAAAACGCTGCGAGTACAACAAGAATAGCAGCTGCCGCTAGACCAACTGCCGCTTTTACTTTAGCTAACACTACACATGCAAATGGTACGGCAAGAAATGTTACAGTAACAACAACTGGAACTGGAGACAATGGAAAGACAGTAACAGTTGTTGGCACGGATGTTTTTGGTGACTCCTTAACAGAAGTTATTACTTCCACTGGTTCGGCAGAAACAGTGGCAGGTTCTAGCTTGTTCTTAACAATCACTTCGGCTACTTGTTCAGCACAATATGCTGCAAATGTATCTGTTGGTTCGGGTTCTGTATGTGCTCAAGCCGTAGAGGGTGCTAACCGAGTTAGGATAAAGGGTTTTGCAGTTGTGTCTGGTGGCACAGCAGGAGACGTAGAGTTTATAAACGGATCTCCAGAAAGTGGCACGACATTGTTTAAATCTAGAACAATAGGCACTGCAAACGACACTGTAGATAGAACAGTTCCATCTCAAGGTGTTTTGTTTGATAGTGGAGCTTCTATTAAGTACACAGTGGATGTTGCAGATAACATTACGGTGTTTTACGCATAGAGGGTTGAATGGCTAGAAAACCAGACAAGCAACCACCTAAAACTAAAAAGTATTTCCGCTCCACTAAGTCTGGAGCGGGAATGACAAAGGCGGGTGTTGCTCGTTATAGAAGAGATAATCCAGGTAGTAAGTTAAAAACTGCTGTTACTGGTAAAGTTAAACCTGGGAGTAAAGCAGCTAAAAGACGTAAGTCATTCTGTGCTAGAAGTGCAGGCCAGATGAAAAAGTTTCCAAAAGCAGCTAAAAACCCTAATAGTAGATTGAGACAGGCAAGAAGAAGATGGAAGTGTTAACTTTGAAAAATATTATTAGTGGTGTCGTAGGTGCTATAACTGCCTCTTTTTTTCTTTGGACAACTTCTACGCTTGTAGAAGTTGACAAAAGAACTGCGATTACAGAGGTTAAAGTAAAAGAAAACAACGAGATGATAAAAGTCTTGTGGACAGAATTTGTAAAAAGGAAAGATGATGGCGATCTCGCGGGGTTCAATGTCAAAACAAATTTCCAAACCTGGAGGTAAAAAGTGGAGTGCCAAGAGGAAGAGAAAGATCGATTGCTCAAGACCTAGAGGGTTTTCTGAAAGAGCACATTGTGCCTCTAAAAAAAGGAGAAGTGGTAAGAGGTAGTCCAGTTAAATACTGCGTGTACTGTAAACATAAAAAATGGTCATGTATTTGTAATAAAAAAAGGAGAGTGTAATGCCAAAAGACGCATGTTATCATAAAGTAAAAGCTAGATATAAGGTATTCCCTTCCGCTTATGCCTCAGGTGCTATCGCAAAATGTAGAAAAGTTGGCGCTGCAAACTATGGTACTGGTGGTAAAAAGAAGAAAAAAGCAGACGGTGGTCTTATGGCGGCTATTAAAAAAGTAGATAGACAACGGTCCATGAAAGCCAAAGAGGGCAAAGTCGTTAGAATGACTAAACGAAAATCAAATAATCCTAACATAGCACGAGGTTGTGGTGCTATCATGTCAAGTAGAAGAAAAAAGACAAAGTACGCATAATGGCAGTTAGAAAAACAAAAGCTGGTTTAGCACTCAAGAGATGGTTCAAAGAGGATTGGAAAGACCAAAAAACTGGTAAACCTTGTGGTCGTCAAAAGGGCGAAAAAAGAGGTACACCTTACTGTAGACCAACAAAGCGTATTTCTAGTAAAACACCAAAAACAGCTTCAGAGATGACAGCAAAAGAAAAACGTAGTAGGATTAGTCAAAAGAATCGGTTGGGACAACCAGCTGGTAAACCTAGAAGAGTGAAATCATTAACTAGAAAAAGGAGAAAATGATGGCTAAAAAACCAAGTGGGTTAACACCACGACAAAAAATGGAACTTAAAAAAGGTAAAGGTAAAAAAGGCATTACCTTAAAAGGAGATGCTGGCGTTAAAAAATTAATGGGTGGTGGCACTGCTAGAAGACCAATGATGGCTAAGTCTGGTAAATACACCAGCATGAAATTAACACCTGCACAAAAGCGTAATCTAAAAGCTGGTAAAGGTAAAAAAGGTATCACCTTAAAAGGAGATGCTGGTGTTAAAAAGTTGAGAAGAGGTGGTAAAGTCTAGTGGCAACTTCAAGCTCAAGAGATTTTGATTTAGATGTAGGAGAACTTATCGAAGAGGCATACGAAAGATGTGGCTTGGAGATGAGAACTGGCTATGATGCTAAAACTGCTAGACGTTCCTTAAATCTTATGTTTGCTGATTGGGCAAATAGAGGATTAAACATGTGGACGGTAACACAAGAAACAAAAGCAGTTTCGTCTGGCACAGCTACATATACATTGGATAGTGAGTTTGTAGATTTACTAGAAGTTGTCTTAAGAAACAGTAACAATGTTGACTTTACGCTTACACAAATGAGTCGTGGTGAGTATTTAAGAATACCAAATAAAGGTAATACTGGACAGCCAAGTCAATACTTTTTTGATAGACAAACAACACCCACAATAACTCTTTGGTCTACACCAGACGCTTCTTATACTCTTGTTTACTATTATGTAAGACGTATTCAAGATGCAGATGCTTTGGTAAATACGACAGACGCACCTTTTAGGTTCTTACCTTGTATGGCTGCTGGACTTGCTTATTATATATCAATTAAAAAAGCACCAGATAGAATACAAATACTAAAAGCCATATATGAAGAAGAGTTTCAAAGAGCCGCGGCAGAAGATGCAAACAGTACACCGTTGAAGTTGACACCTAATATTTCATACTTGAGGTACTAATGGCTAGGTACGCAAGTGGTAAAAAGGCATACGGATATTCAGATCGGTCTGGCTTTCGTTATCGTTTGCGTGAGATGAGAAAAGAATGGAATGGTCTTAAGGTAGGTCCAGACGAGTATGAGCCTAAACATCCACAACTAGAGCCTAATTATCCAGGCCCAGATCCAACAGCATTATACGAGCCAAGACCTGACTCAAGAACAGAAGTGTCTGTAGAAAACTTGTTAGGACTGAATCCGTTTTTATCTACAGCTAGTAGTGCATCTATTACAGTTATAGAACCATCACATGGAAGATCAACAAGTGACACTGTTAGATTTAGAGATGCGACTGGTTTTGATGGGTTTACAGCAACTGTTTTGAATAATTCATCTGGTTATGCTATAACCAAAGTAGATGATAATACATATACATTTACAGCAAGTAGTGGTACTGCTACAACTGGAGGAATAAGAGGTGGTGGAGGATCTGTCACTGCTGGACCTGTAACATTGGGGACATAAATGAGTTTTACAAAAGCGACATTAACAACAGCAATACAAGATTATACTGATAATTCAGAAACAACTTTTGTAAACAACATACCTAACTTTGTAAAAGCTGCCGAAGAAAAGATACTAAAAAGCGTAGATCTAGATTATTTTAGAAAAAATGTAACAAGTGCGTTAACATCATCAGACG